ATATTGGGTTCATAACAGACACCTTATCTTTAACGAAAAATATCGATACGTAACGTATAAAATCTGACAGTACAGAAAATTACGTTAAGGATAAGGTATACGACTTGAGCTCAACATCTATTAAGTTACTCGCATCGTATGGTTTTTTGGATAATAGATTTATTCCTCTTACACCTCACATGAAAATTTTTCTAAAGGGGAAATGTTCTAATCGTGTTCTATTACAATTTCTTGTAAACACAAAAATGATGAATGCTAGGTATCGAAGACCAGAAGTAATCCGAGATCGTGTTGAATCGCTTTGGATATTGTTAAATTCGGGTATAGGATGGATTTGTAACAAAAATCATCAACATGAAACGTTTTCTCACGGTTTTTCAATTGAAAACCCAAAAGGTGACGCGATCAAATACGCAAAATCTTTCAATTATGGCGTATTCTACGGTCACTTTTACAACGCACTACTTGAATATTACAAGTCCATATCGCTCTTCAAACTTCTACTTCATACACTCATAAATTAGCAATGACAAATGCGTTATGTGTAATGTGAAAAACTATAAATTCTAAAAAAATAGGACTGGGTAAGGTATAAGGAAATGTCGCGTAAACGAACGGTACGTGACGATTCATATGCTGTAAGAGCTATGGCAATCGCTGAATTTATTGATACTTATAATGTTGGAAGTCATATCACCAAAGAAAAAGGTGGTATGGTAGGAGTACTTGATTCACTTCAATCTTTTGTTACTAAATACATGAGAGTAAGGTGTTGTCAAATCTTTATGCGAAACCCGAGAGGATTTAGTGTTGTACATAAAGCATTTTATGAATCTTCACCGAATCCTACTCATACTCCCTCTGGTATCGAAGGTGTACGACAATTTGTTGAAGAACGCAACCTCCAATTTTACGTTCACGCTCCGTATACTTTAAATTTATGCGCCAACGCTACAAAAGAGATTGATTCTGCTGAAGTGGCATGGGCACAAGCTATCCTTGACGAGGATATGTATCACGCCCGGATGATGGGTTGCAAAGGTGTAGTCGTCCATACGGGTTTTCTTGTGGGAAGACCTCTTGAAGAAGGACTACTGACGATGGAGAATATGGTTCGTAAAACTCTAAAGTTTGCGACACGCACTACCAAGTTACTCCTTGAAACGCCAGCTGGTGAAAAAACAAGTAAAGGGGTATGCGACACCATATTCGACTTTATGGCGTTCTTTGATCGATTTACAAGCAAAGAACAAAAACGTATGGGTATCTGTGTAGATACCTGCCATGTATTTGCTACCGGTGAAGATCCATTGGAGTACTTGAAGCTGTGGCACGAATTACGTACAAGTTCGTCCTCTTCTGAATCTGTTAAAATTCCTGCCATTGAGCTCGTCCATCTCAACGACTCTTCGAGTTCTATCGGATCTCGCGTAGACGATCATGCACCGATTGGCGAAGGGCACATCGGTTTCGAGAAGATGAAGATGATCGCCGAATGGTGTGTCGTTCATAATATTCCGATGGTCAAAGAGTGGAGCATATCACTATAGATGAAATTTAGAGCTATACAAGTTCAGGATGAGAAGAGCTTTATTTTTGTATACGTATCAGGATTTCGAGGATTTTCTTAACTGTAACTCGTATAATTACTGATTATTTAAAATTTCTTTGTCATTCCGAATTTCGAATAAAAGTATTGTCTTGGTAAAATTATAATCATATATTTTTTCTAAAAATGTCCGCTCGTCCAGCTAAACTTGGTCTCCCCGTTGTAAATGTCGCGAAGGCTTCCCCTACTGAAGAGGGTTTGATAGTCTATGACAGGGCTACAAAGTCATTACATGTCTCAGATGGTAATGCATGGGTTTCCCTTTCAGGATCTAAAGATGAAGATCGTGCCGTTTCTGGTTTCTCAGTCAAAAAAGATCTTACAATAAACAGACTTCAAGCTACAACAGTAATGGCAACTTCCCAACTTGCCGCTCCTCCTAAACCTCGCGCTTTAGATCTGACTCCAGGTTCTCTATATTTTGACGCCGCATCTAACAATCTTATTATGACGGGATCTAATGGTTTACCCACAACGTCTGTCCTACTTGCAGCCACGAACAATACCATTGCCATCGGTGGTACGCCCACTGCCCCTACCATCGGTGGTAATTACGTTGCAGGTGCTGGCGTTAGCATTGCAGGCAATGTCATCGGTGGTAATTACGTTGCAGGTGCTGGCATTAGCGTTATAGGCAATGTCATCGCTTCTACTCTTAAACCTACCATCTTCTCGACGTCTTTTACTTCCGCTTCTGCAGATTCTTACACTCTTACAGGCGCATTCGTCGACCAGGTCATTACTCGTATTCCTTATGCTGGTAGCTCCGTTAGCCCCATCACTGCGTTTACCCTCGTTCTCGGCTTCAGTGCTGGTACGCCCACTGGTAGTTTCACTCTTGTTGATCAGGCCACTTCAAACGTTATCGCTACGTTAACTTATAACGGCATTGTGGCTGGCAGCGCCATCTACTCCACCACTTCCATTGCGAACGTTCCTTCATCTGCTTCCATCCTCAACATCGTTCTCAATGCCGGAGGTGTTGCTCCCGCCATCCTCCTCTTTTCTGCATTAATCAACTAAATTCCAGAATTGAGTCTTATGGTTTCATTATTTCATGATTTCATGATTTCATGATTTCATATCGGCTTTGCCGATATGAAAAGAAGAGTGGGCAATTTATCGGTTAGAAGAGCAAAAAGTGTCGCACGTCTACACATTCTGTTGTGAACGTTCAAGCAATTTTGTCGAAGGAACACTTCGCTATTGACACCAATCATCTCCACGGATGGATGTCCTATCATGCAATCATAACGTTCTGGAAGTACGATACTACCTATTTTAAGAGTATCAAGATTGATTAATTTTGAAAGAGGATTATAAGTGTCTATGGCGTTATAACGTAGACTGACGTACTGTAAATTATCGAGAGCACTTAACGGAGTGATATCTTTGATCCTATTTTCCGACAAGTTTAACTTTTAAAGATTTGTGAGATATCATATTGAAGAGACATCTTGAATGCTGTTGTTACCCAACCCAAGAGTACGTAAACTTGTAAAAGACTTAAAGTGTTCAATGTTTCGAATGTAATTCCATCCAGCCTTTAAATTAAGTAAATTTGGTACATTGACTAACCCCGACAATCCCACCACCCTATTTGAAGAGATTACTAAACTCTCCAAATTGAAAGAACCTGATATGCACTCTAATACCCTAAGGTAATCTCTAGACTGTTGTACATCTTTTTCGTATTCCGTATTTCCCTGATACGTAAGCTTTCGTAAAGAGTGAAGTTTGCACATACTGAAACTGACGGAGGTTACATTGCATAACACCATTTTTAACTCTCCAAGGTTTATGAGACTAATCAAGTCTAAATTCACATTCACGTTACCTATTAATTTGAGCTTTTGCAATTTTGTAAGTTTGACTATGAAATCTGTATCTACGGGGTGTTTGTTGTTCTTGGGATTGTTCAATTTTAAACTTCGTAAAGACGTAAGAGTGCTTAATGGTGTAGTGTCTACCTGTAAGAGCGGGAACACTTTTATTGCTAAAGACTCAAGATGTATGAAATTTGGTAATCCGTATAGTCCTCCCAACTTATCAAAACTTAGGTTTGATAAGTTGGTCGCCCCCTCCAGAATAGAAAGGTCTTCGATATAGTTATCAAAGCATACTTTTGTAACGCTTTGGGAGTTATCCCTAATACGCTTACGTAATTCAGGCAGCAACATATAAATACGAGCTAACAGTGAATTTACACGAAAAAGATGAGATTTATAAATTTTCACTCTCTATTTTATTTTGCAGAGACCAGACTTCTTAAACACCAGATGCTGATCAGTGAGCCAATATGAGCACCATGTACCCTAACATTCTTATCTAACAGCCCAATGAGCTAACGCTAACCCCACTCAACGGATGTTTAGGAACCCTGATTTTATTTTACAACGTTTCATCACTACTAAAGCGAAGTTCCAATTTCACTGTTAATTCTTGAGGATGTTGTAGAGGGCTTGAAAGAGGGTGTAATGAGGATGTAAATGTGGTTTATCATTCCATACCTTCCTGACACCCTGTGTCGCCCAAAGTCCATCCTTAGGATCATACATAAATAAATAATAAGCTTCATCGTATCGTAAATTCGTTCTTTGGAACGGAAATTGGACATTACCATTCGGAATTCCTAGTCTTCTTTTATTTAGGTAGTAAGGAGTTACAGGTCCATAATAATCGTCTACCAAGCAATGAATACCACTATAAGGCGAAGGTTCGAATAGCCAGACTTCCGTATCTTTATCAAGATCTCGTCCCAATTTTCCATGCATTGTGAAGTTAACTTCAGAAGTTTATTTACAGTGTGTTACACGAATAAATGCCTCAAAAATAATTTCAATTTCACTTTAGTAGTGGTGAAATACTTGAAGTATAATAGAATATCTAATGCTGTAAGTCTCGGTCAACTAAGTAATGGTATATTTAAGTTTTTCATATAACAGAGCAAAAAGAGTGCAATAAGGATGAAGTTTAATATCCCACGACCATTTGACCCTAGCGATACGTGTCGCCCAAAGCTTATCGCGCACGTCATGAATAAATACGTGTTCGCACAATTGAGGATGATCACTTATATTCAGTCTAATTATACCCCCTTCATACGAAGGGAAATATACGATCGTATCAGGAGGTAAATGATTTCCCTTCTTAAAACATCTTTGATCTGTATCAGGTTCTTCCATTTTTACATTTCTATGATATTTCATATTTCACTCATTTCTAGTTTTTTATAGAGCATTGTGAATAGTGTGACATGCGGATGTGTTTCAGGATGCAATTTCCAAAACTTTCTAACACTCACAGTAGCGTATAATCCATCGTATGGATCAAAAATAAACATAAATAAGCAAATACTTGGATAATTTCTGAGGGGAGCTGGTTCATTGTTTATGCAATAGTACACTAAAGCGCCCTCGGAGAGATCAATACCGCTCACTTCATATGCCATCTTTTCAAAATGTTAATCTTTACATATTTCCGATATTTAGTTTTTTATAGAGCATTATGAATAGTGTGGCATGCGGATGTGTTTCAGAATGCAATTTCCAAAACTTTCTAACACTCACAGTAGCGTATAATTCATCACATGGATCAAAATAAAAAGTGGTTAAGAGAACATTTAAACACACGCTTAATTTGATGAGTATAGGATTAGTTTTTGTGTCGTAGTACACTAAAGTGTCCGCAGGAAGATTAAATCCATACACTTCATATGACATCTTTTCAAAATGTTAATCTTTACATATTTCCAATTTCTAGTTTTTTATAGAGCATTATGAATAGAGTAGCATGCGGATGTGTTTCAGGATATCTTTCCCAGAACTTTCTAGCGTTAGCCGTAGCGTATAATCCATCGTATGGATCAAAAATAAACATATATAAGTAAATGCGTGAATAATTTCTGAGGGGTGTTGGTCCAATGAAACAATAGTACGCTAAAGTGTCGATAGGGAGATCAGTACCACTCACTTCATACGCCATCTTTTCAAAATATATATTTATGTTTATATATTTCCAATTTCTAGTTTTTTATAGAGCATTATGAATAG